TCCAGCAGTTGGTCGACGACGCGCTGCGGGTCGCCCGGCAGATGCGCCGCGTAGCCACGATCTTCTGGATTTTGCGTCAGCTCGGCGCGCAAGGTTGCTTGCTGTTCGGGCGTCATGATCAGGAAAGGGTGAAAGCGCCGGCGGCTTGGTCGAGATCGATCAGGATGCTTTCGCCATCGAGCAGCGTAATCGAGGAGCCGTAATCGTAGAAGCCGATCAGGTCGCCGTTCGTCGCCGTGGCGTTCGCCAGAACAGCGTATCGGAACGGACCGACTGGCCCGCCCGACGCCGTCAGCGTCAGGTCGGCCAGGACCTGCTTGTAGACGCCGCCGGTTTGCGTGGCTGACGTCGTGGTCACGTTGCGCGACGAGCAGTTCGTGTAGCTGATCTGCGCAATGTCGGCGGTGACGGCCGAGCCGGCCGCCGTCGGCGCCGTATTTGTCAGAAGGATCACCAACTGGTCGGTTGCTAGGTTGTGCTTTTTCTTCGCGATCGCCTCGACGAACGCGTAGAGTTTCGTAAATGCGGACATGACCGGTCTTTCAGTAATTAGTGAGCCACGCGACTTTCGTCTGGGCCCTGGTTACGGGGCAAGCCCCTTAGGTAAGCGAAACTCATTTTTCAAGTGGCGCCGATTCTTCAGAATTCGGTGCCGTTGGCATGTTCCCGCGCTGCATGAAGAGCAGAATGTCCAGGATGCCGAGTTCCTTGAATTTGTTGAGGTCGCGCGCCAGTTCGGCGTAGACCGTGTCGGGGTCGTAGCCGCGCTGACGCAGCTTTTCGCTTGGAGTCGACAAGCCGGCCGCGATCTCGGCGGTGTCAGCCTTGACTTCCTGCTCCGGGTTGACGTAGTCCCATTTCGGCATGCTGAAGTCGACCGCTTTGTCGTTCCCACGGATCTTTCCAGCCAAGTTGGCGGCGTCGATGAACGCTTCGTGGATCCGGCGTAGCAGCATCGGAACTAAGACCAGCCATTGCACCTGCTGCACAGCGCGTCGGTAGGCCAGAAGGCGCACGCGCGCGCTGGAAAAATTCACTTCAGACATATCGCCGGTGATTGCTTCATACGGCACGCCAATCGCTGCAGAGATGATGTGCAGCTGCAGCTTGATGTAATCCACGTATCCAGGAGCAGCCTTCGGCTCAACGACTGTGAAGTTCAGGCCCGCCGGCATGCCGAAGATATTGCCGCCGCCAAGCTCGCCCAAGTCCTGGACGCCAGCGCTCGCCCCGCCTGGCATGCCAGACGCCGCCGGGTGCTCCAACTGAGTTGTATCGCCGCTGGCCAGCACTGACAGTCGAGCTTCAAGATTTTTGCGCCCGATTTCGGCGTCCTCGTAGGTCTGCGTATCACGGGTGCGCGCGATGACCGGCGCGAACCGCGTGAATCCGCGTCCCTGCCCCGGTCGCTTAGGGTTGAACAGGTGGATGATGTTCTGCGCCTGCACGCGCGAACTCTGGATCTTGCGACCGCGAACCAACGCTACGTCGCCAGGATGCTGATCCCACAGCCAGTAGGCAGCGACCTTGCCCAACTGGTCGTATTCGATACCTTGGATGATCGTGTTGCCGTTGTAGGTCCCCATCCTGGTGTCATCAAGCCAGTCGATTTCAAGCACTTGTAGCTGCAGCGGTACTGGCAATCCATCGCTCGGCCGGCGCGGCCGCAGGCGCACGAGCACCTCACCATCCTGTTCCATCGCGGAATAGGCGACTTTGATCAAGCCGTAATAATCCAGACGGTTGTCGGCATCGGCGACCTTTGCCCATTCGACGAACAGGGCATCGATCTTAGCGGCCTCCGCCCCGGTAGCCCGTACCACAATGCCGGTGCCAATCGTATCGGTTGCCAGAGTATCGAGGGCAGCAGCAATGTATGGGACGTTCTGCACGAGTGCGCGTGCTTTTGCGCGTAGCATCTTGGCGTCAGCTTGGTGGTCGGCGTTCGCGCTGGCACCGGCACGGCGCGGTCGCCAGCCGTCGCGTGGGCTGGCAGCCTCGTAAGCGCGTTGGAGGTTTTGCCGTGCACGATGGCGGGCCAACCCAGCTTGCGGGTTGAACCACCCGATCACGCGATCAATTGGATTTGCCATCAGAAGCCCCGCGTGGTCGTGAAGCGAAATCCGAACACTTGTGGCCCGCGATTGGTTGTGCCCTGGTTGAGCACGCGCGCCACGTGGTTGCGCGCATCGATCAGCGATGCGGTGGTTTGAAAGCGCTGGCGACGCCCATCGAATTCCACTTCGAGGGTGCCGGAAGCGATCGCCTTGTCGAGGGCGTCGAGATCTGCTTGAGTGAGGGCCATGCCCTTAAGGGTATGAGCCTGCCTGTCTCAAGTCTCGGAAAACTGAGACTATTTTTTGCTACCGTCTTGTTTGATGATCCGGTAGACAGTCGCGCGGCCGATCCCCAGACGGCGCGCAATTTCGCTGGCGTTTCGGCCGTTGAAAAGCCGTAGCACTTCGCGCGTCAGCTCGTCACGTGCGGCGTGCGAGCGACGCGGAATGTAGATCTCGACCCCACTGAATTCACGGCGGACTTCCTCTTTGAGTTGAGCTGTCCGCGGAGCGAGCTGGGGAAACTCATCCTCGATGAAGGCGAAGATGGCGTCGACCAAGTCGGCGTTATCGAGGATGTCTTGACTCACCACGCCCTCCCTGCTGGACGGCGTGGTGGAGTCGACTGGGACTGCGGTTTCGATGGCGTCCATTTTTCGGTTTTGGCTATGGCTTCATTGATCTGCTGCTCGGACGTCGCAGCTTGGGACGATTCGCCGGCCAGGACGGCTGGCGGATCAAGGAACAAATCGCGCGTATCCGGGTCGACGTACTCGCGGACCTGCTGCCACTGCGCGGCGGTTTTCTTGTGCAGGCCGAGGTAATAGGCGCATGCCACGGAATACACCATCAGGTCCCCTGCCTCGTTGCGGTCGTTCTTCTTTTTCTCCCACACCCGCACCTTGTGGCCACGACGCCAAACCGTGATGCAGTACTCGGCCGTCAGCTGCTCGTAATACTCTTTCGGCAGATCCTGCGAGAAGTGGATTGCGCCGGGGCCGGAAGCAAACTTCCATCGTGCGGACAGGTAGTCCTTCGCGGTGTCGGTACCGATCATCCACAACTGCACGCCCTGTGGGATCACCTGGCCGTTCCAGTTGACGTCCTGGAGCGACGGCTTGGCGCCGATGATCGGCTTGTTGGCAACCGAGTGCCCCTTGATCGCGTAGATATGGCGATGCTGCCGGGTGCGGCAGAAGTTGTAGACATCCTGCGTGTTCGCACCGCCCGAGTCGATGAATGCGGCAGCGATCGGCAGCATCCGGCCGCCGTCGTGGCGGTAGGTTCCTTTTAGCAGCTGGTCGAGCTTGTCCTGCGTGGCCTGCTCGGACGGCGAGCCGGACACGATCTGGTAGTCCACGAGCCAGCCTTCCATGCCCTCGCCCCATGCAACGACTTTCATCTCGAAGCGGTCCGGCTGCGTATCGACCGTCGCCACCAGTATCAGGCCACCCTTGGGCACCGTGCCCAGCTTGTACGGCTCGGCGCGATCCTCGAGTTCCTTCGCCTTGGTCTGCTCTTTCTTTCGCTCCCAGCTGCGCGCCAGGCGGGTGTTGTAGAACGTAATCATCAGCTCGTCGCTGCCCTCGTCCAGCTTGATCTTTGCAGCACGGTATTCCTTGAGCAGGCCTATCCAAGAGAACCAACCATAGGGCAGGAACATGCCGCTGATTGTGAAGCTCTCCGTCTCGCCGTCGCCGGCGACGCCTTCTGTCCAGGCGCCACGCTCGAACATGCGCGTCTTGTCGGTCTCATACATGAAGGCACCACATTCGATGCACGGATACATGGCGCGCCCGTCGTCACCCTGCTGCAACCGTTCGAACACCAGTGTTTGAGCGTGGCCGCAGTGCACGCAGTCCGCCAGTGCTTCGCGCTGCGTCCCCTTTAGGTACAGCGCTTCGATCGTCGACGCTTCCTTGATCGTCGGCGAGCTCGGGTAATAGGACTTTTTGTTTCGTTCGTACGTCGTCTGGCGCGCCTCGGCCAGCGCAGTCGTATCGCCCTCGCCATCGACGTTGGAGTCAGCCCGGTCGACCTCGTCGTACACCAGGTAGCGGCACGACAGCTCGGACAGGTTGGCGGCCGCGCCCGAAGTGACGATGGTCAGCGAGCCGCCGACGTATTCCTTGGTATCCATCGTGTTGACGGCATCGCGCGACCGCGGCTGGGCGACACGCTCGCGCAGCACCGGCACCGCGTCGATCGTCTTGTCGATACGCTTGCTGGCACGCTTGGCCAGCTTGCCGGTCGGGAGGATCCACAAGAAATTCGACGGGGCCTGGTGCACACATGCGCCAAAGAAGTTCAGCGCTACCTGCGTCTTGAGCATCTGGGACGCGCCCATCACCACCACGCGCTTACACGCGTGGGATGGCGATAGCGCGCGCATCACAGCCCGGGCATGCGGCGTACGGCTGGAGCGGTACTTGCCGTACTCGCTCGCCCCGCCGCTCTTCGGAATGACCATGTACTCGTCGGCCCATTGATCGACCGGCAGATTCGGATCTGGCTCTAGGCCCCGGCCGATTGCGGCGCGCACGATTGGCGCGGCGGGCACCATCATCATTGCACGGCCTCGTCGACGCTGATGTCCAGGTCCGCACGCAGCGCTTGGGCCATGCTGCCAAGGAGCGCCAGGATCTCGCGGTCTATCACCTCCTCGCACGCCTCGGTCGTGGTCAGCGACGCCACCTCAGCGGCGATGCGGCGCGCGCTGTTGTTCAGGCCATCGCGCAGAGACCGTGCGATCTCGAATGCAGCCGCTTCGACGTCGTCTTTCAACAGGAACTTGCCAGCCTGCTCGGCCAGCTTCAGCTCAGCCATCGCCGCCTCTGCCGCTTCCCTTCGCGCGCGGCTGCTGTCGTACCCTGGAACCTTGGACGATGGCTCCATACCTCCCGCCCCTCCCGCACCCGCCAGCCCCGCAGACGGCAACCCCGAAGCCGAGGAGGCAGGTCGGCTGCCATTCACGCGCTTGCGGGTATTCTTCTCGTACAGGTGCGTCGCATATTCTGCGTCGACCTTCCCGTCCGTTATCGGAATCTCGCAGCGGCTGACCGCTTCGTACGCGGACTGGCGGGAAATTCCCACCAGCTTGGCCCACTCGGCAATGGTTGTCAGGTTCGGCATGTGTTTTGGTACGTTGTCAGGTAAGTTGTCAGGAAATGGTTTGGGCACCGGCTAGTGCGATGACGGGGCCTGAATTACCCTTGCCAACCACCTCCTCGGAAGAACCTAACCCCGGGGAGGGGGTGGCCAAGGCCGGTCAGGCAGGCGCGCTCACCGTCACAGGCCCGCCCAGCGCGTGTTCGAACATCGCCTTGGCCTGGCCCGCGTGGAACAGGTTGGTACCAGTCGGCCAACCGAACGGGCTCTGCGGGGCCTTGAACGAGATCCCGGCGTCCGGGTAGAAGTCCTCGGGCAGCTTCCAGCCGAGGAAGCGGTTGACCATGGCATCGACGTCGACATCGATGGCGACTCGGATGCGTTGCGATTCTTCGATCAGGACGTTCGGCGCGCGGTCCAGCGCCGAGCGAACGAAGCAATCTTTTGCTTCCAGCAGTTTGCGCATGCCAGCCAATTTCTCCGAGCCTTCCGGCAGCAGCTGCTCGAACAGGTTAGCCAGTTCGCCAATCGGCTTGCTGACCACCTGCAGGTGCGCAGGCAGATGGGCGAAGGCGAAGTACTTGATGGTGGTGGACTGCATTTGTCTTCCTTTGGTAGTTGCCGGCAACCGGCCGGTTCGGTTTGAAATCGGGGATCAGCGCATGCGTGCGCCCTGCACCGCCTTCGTCCACTCGGCGTCGAAGTGGATCGGGAATCGCGCATTGACTGTCGCTTGGCCAACCTCCTCCCAGCGCACGCGCGGCCGATAGCTCACAGCCGGAACGAAGATAAATACCGGCCGGACTGCTGTGCCGTGCGCGAACTTTCGCTTGAGGTAGATGCCCGGCTTCAGGCCGCGGCGCACGCGCGACAGCGCA